ATTACAGATTCAGTTTATAAACTTCTTTGTGATCAAATAGAGTTCCTTTCTCTTCAATCTTATTATAATATAACAAAAGCATCAATTACAAGTTACTCTGGTAGTGAATTCTTATTCAAAGGACTCAAACATAACATTAATGAAATAAAATCTCTTGAGGGTGTTGATATATGCTGGGTGGAAGAGGCACAATCAACATCAGAATTATCTTGGTCAATATTAATACCAACCATTCGGAAAGAAGCAAGCTGTATTATCATTACATTCAATACAGGAGAAATTAAAGATCCCACATATCAAAGATTTGTTTTAAATCCTCCCGACAATTGCTTTACTAAGAAAGTATCCTGGTTAGACAATCCATACTTACCAGAAACATTATTAAGAGAGAAAGATTATTTAAAAAGAGTTGATTATGATTCATACCTTCATATATGGGAAGGAGAGCCATTATCAATTTCCAATGCATCAATCTTTAAAGGCAAGTTTAAAGAAGATGTTTTTGAGACGCCAGAAGATGCACGATTCTTTCATGGAGCTGACTGGGGATTTAGTAATGATCCAACAACATTAATTAGATGCTTTATCCAAGATAATAAACTGTTTGTTGATGGGGAGGCATACGGTATTGGAGTTGAGCTTGATGAGATTCCTGCCTTATTTAAAAATTCAGTTTCGTCTGCAGAAAAATGGCCAATTAAAGCAGACAACAGCAGGCCTGAAACAATTTCCTATTTAAGAAAAAAACATGGATTAAGAGTTGAGGCTGCAAGAAAGTGGCAAGGCAGTGTTGAAGATGGAATTGCTTATTTAAAGAAATTTGAAGAGATAGTTATTCATCCAAGATGTAAACATACATTGAATGAAATGAAGTCGTATTCCTATAAACAAGATTCCAAAACAGGAGAAATCCTTCCGGTCATTATTGATAAGAATAATCATTGTATTGATGGATTGAGATATGCTTTAGATGGTTATATCAACAGCAAACCTTCTTTTGCTGATTTTGTTTATGGGAGGGCGGCAAATGGATAAGAGAAGAACTTGCCGATGGGAATATTTATCAGGACAAGTTTGTGGTAAGAAGTTGGATAAAAATAGTTATTTCTTTTGTAAAGAGCATTTGTCTTTTGCCACTAGAATTGAAAGTTGTAGTTTAAATACAGCAGATACAAAAGTAAGAAGACAGAAAGCTTCTTATTCTCTGCATCTTAATAATTTGTAATTTGTAAGGAGAATAAAAATGTTATCCAAAGACGTTGATGTTGTTAATGGTATGGTAAGAATAAAGACAAAAGATAGTGAACTATCTGATTTAAGAGAAGAGCTTTCTGATGCAAAAAGAAGATTGCAGGATTGGAAAAACGAAGGAAGAGAAACTGGGGATGTTGAATATGAGATTAAACAGCTTGAAAAAGAAATTCAAGATTTGATTTTAAAAGGACAAAGAGATTCCAAAACAAAAGACGGAGAAAGAGAAGATTTAGAAAATAAGATTAAAAAGTTGGATGACCAACTTGGAAAAACTGCCGTAGGCAGTCAAGAAGAGAAAAACCTTATGGAGCAAATAAGAGCGTTAAAAATAGAATATCTGCAGAAATTTAAAACGTTTTCCGACATACGACAGAGTCCTTAAAAGATGACGGTTGGAGTAATGCAGCAATAAGAAGATTGTTTGAAAGAGCAGATCAGTTTAAAAGAGGAGAGACAAAATAAAATGTTACTCTCTGAAGTAAAAGAAATAAAAGACAACAGAATCATTGTAAGAGACTCTGAGGAAAATAATATTGTAGTTGAATGTAATGATGTTAGATGTAAACATAGATGGACAATTTCCTCTAATGATTATACAATTGAAGGAAACAGAATCATTGCTGGTCCTATGATTTCCTGCCCCAGATGTGGTAGGATAGATAGACCCTATGTTGTTTCCATTACAAAAGACCAGGATCTTATCGCCTGTCCCAAATGTAATGCTCAGTTCCAAAGAGATGTAATAAGACCAAGAATGAGGAAATGGGGAAAAGATCAATCTTCCTTTTACACCACAAAACATTGCCCCCATTGTGACGGAAGAATTACATTGAGAGATGATAATCCAAATGTTGAAGCTTTGAAAAAAAGAATTGATCAATTAGAAAGATATAAAATCAATTGTAGAATTACAGGAGACCTAGAAGAGTTTCGGGAAACAGAAGAGGAGATAAAAGCTGTGAAACAACAAATTGAAAGTATAAGAGCTGGTGTTGGTGATTCTCATTCAGTATCCATTTATGGAATTAACATGACAGTAAATCAGGGTAAAAATGGGTATTTTGCTGCATCAGCTAAATATAATGGAAAAACCTATACTGTAGTGGAAGGTACTGAAGAAGAAGCTGTTGGTCATTTGGTCAAAGAAATACATGAGAAGGAAGGAACTGTAGACATGAAGACGAGAGATGCAATTGTTAATATATGCCCTATATGCAATAAACGTTTTTATGAAGAAGCAACGAGAAATGAAATTAATTCTCATGCTGATGAAGAGATTGAAAAGTTAAAAACATCACCAATTGGAAGTATTCGTCTTAAATTCATGATTCAGAACTTAGAAGCTTTTCGCCGCAAAGCATTAAACACAGTGACAGACTCCAAAACAAAAGACGCAGCAACAGTTGCCTTAAAGCAAATAAAAAATTTAAAAAGAAGCATAGCAAAAGATACAGCATTAAGAGCACTTGACTCATTGAAGAAAGCTGTGAAGAGAAAGACGAAGGATCAAGACAATGAAAAAATAGAAGCTTATGGAGTAAAAGGAAATAGTAATACAAAATGGCGTCGTATTTTTAGCAACAGAACTGAGATGATGAAATGGGTTGAAAGTAATAATGCTGAGATACAAGGGACAAGAAAAGCAGAACCAAATGAAAGAGTAGGTAATGTTGATAAGAAAATAAAAGACGAATTGTATGATGTAACTTTGAATCTCAAAGGTGAAAATCATTATTACCATAATATAGATGCTCCGACTCCAGATGTAGCAAGAACAAAATGTGTTTCTTCATTGGAATTGAAAGCAGGAAAAGTAAAAGGTTCTTTACAGAATGAATTTGATGGCTCTAAGAATAATGTTGAAGTAAAGAAAGTAAAGACAGGAGACAAGAAGACAAAGGATGTTATGGGAGAACAACCAATTTATTCTTCAGGTAAATATACTGTTTATAAAGAAACTCCTGAAGAAGGAGGGAAATTTTTAGTATTTATCAAAGGTGAAAGCAGACCAGTAAATGTAAGCAACAGTTTAACTGCAGCAAAAGAGGCTATCAAAGAAGATATTAGAATTTATGGTAACGATTCCAAAACGAAAGATTGGTTAGATCCTCAAGCAAAATCTCTATCAGATAAAGTTGTAATAAAGATGAAAGAAATTTATAAAAGAACAAAAGAAAATAATATTTATGATTTATTTAATGATGCAACACAAGCTTTAGGAATAAGTGGGGAGATTAAAGAAGATGTTCGTATATTGACTTTACAAGGAGCGAATTACGGATATACAGAACAATTTGTTTTTAAGGATTCAAAACCAACAGCCAAAGACGCAGAACCAGAGCCAACACCTGAATCTTATGAAAGCTTTGGCAATACTGTTTTTGAAAAGACTCCTGAATTTGATGTAAGGAATATTGAAAAGGAAACGATAGAGAATAACAACTTCAGGAAAGTTCTTTTTACTGGCAAGAATATTCAATTGGTTTTGATGTCATTACTTCCGGAGGAAGATATTGGTATGGAAGTTCATGCTGATGTTGACCAGTTTTTCCGCATTGAAAAAGGAGAAGGAATATTAGAAGTAAAAGGCCAAGGAAAGCAACTTCTTCAAGATGGTTCTTCTATTGTGATTAAAGCTGGGACTCAACACAATATAAAAAATATTGGAGAAGAACCTTTGAAACTGTATACATTATACAGTCCTCCGAATCATCCACCGGACAGATTACAAAGTACGAAGCAGGAAGCGGTGGATGAAGAGAAGACAGCTAAAGGAGAATAAAATGTTAAGTAATGAAGTCACAGTTGAAAATGGAATGATTAGAAGGAAGACGGAAGACGCTTATGAAATTCCTCCTTTAATTTATAAAGGTTTTCAAATATCACAATCTGAGGGAGAGTTTGTTGGTTTAGGAAGAGAAGAGAATAAAAGATTTAATTCTTCTTCTTGGGAAGATTTGAAACAGAAGATAGATAATTTTTGGGTAGAAAAAGACAAAGAGAAATAAAATTTATGTTATTTTCAGAAGTTGACATTGTAAACGGAACCGTAGTTCCAAAGAATGAAAAAGGTGGAACAAGTAAATTAACATTTCAAGGACTACCTATTACCATCGAGAATGATGAAGGTAGTGTAAGGAGATGGAAGAACAATGAAGGACAGACGGGAAAAACCACTATGTTCTATCGGTATGGGTACATTGATGGGACGGTCGGCGTTGATGGTGATTGCATTGATTGTTTTGTCGGTCATAATCCTTACGCTTCTTCCGTTTATATTATTAGACTCGGTAAAGATGATCGTGAAGAAAAGATTATGTTGGGATTCGACAACAAAGAATCAGCACGTGATGCTTTTTTAGCTCATTATCAAAGCCAAGAATATTTAGGTGAGATAACAGAAATGCAAATGTACTTATTTAAAGAGACACTGGAGTTCAGATAAATGGCAAAAGTAAATTTTACAAGAACTTCTACAATGGATAAGAAAGTTGGAGGGAAATTTACAGAAGACTCCTTCTCTAATTTCATGCATAGAGTTGGATATGGAACTGATAATCCAATGTCTCAAGCCACTTACTCATTAAATAATTTAATGAGTAGACAAAGAGTTACTCTAGAGGCAGGATATAGAAGCTCATGGTTAATTGGACAGGCTGTTGATGTTATTGCTGAAGATATGACAAAGATGGGTATTGACATTTTATCAAAATTGTCCCCTGATGAAGTTAAAAAGTTGTATGTTGCTATGTCTGATTTTGATGTTTGGGAATCATTAGGTAATACAATAAGATGGGCAAGATTATATGGCGGTGCTATTGCCATTATGCTTATTGACGGAGCAGATTATAGTAAGCCAATTGATTACGACAAGATAGGACAAAAAACTTTTAGAGGGTTATTGGTGTTAGATCGATGGATGTGTGAACCAGACCTATCCAATTTAATAACCGACCTTAATAAAGATTTTGGGAAACCAAAATTCTATCGAGTTCACACATCCGTCGGTGGTTCAAAACTTCCTAACATTAAAATTCATTATAGTCGTGTATTAAGATTTGATGGAATTACCCTTCCTTATTATCAAAGGTTGATGGAAAATCATTGGGGACTTTCTATTGTAGAGAGAATATATGACAGACTGATTGCTTATGATTCAGCGACTCTTGGAGCTAGTCAGTTAATGTACAGAGCATACTTAAGAGTTGTTAAGATTAACGGATTAAGAGAAGCATTGGCGTTAGGTGGGAGAGAAGAGAACGCCATCATTAAGCAATGGGATTATATTAGACAGATGCAAACAAACGAAGGAATAACAATGCTTGATGGGCTAGACGATTTTGTACCTCATGCGAATTCAGCGATTAGTGGGGCTGCTGATTTACTACAAGAATTAGGACAGCAAGTTTCTGGAGCTACAGGAATACCATTGGTTAGATTATTTGGACAATCTCCTGCAGGATTCAATACTGGGGAAACTGATTTAAGAAATTACTACGACAATGTTTATCGTGAGCAAGAAAATAAATTACGTCCTTCCATGACAAAATTGTTAGAAGTTCTTTCAGTTTCGGAGTTAGGAAAGAGATTGCCTCCTGATTTTGAGTATAAGTTCAATTCATTATGGCAGATGAGCGATAAAGAGATGGCTGAAATAGCAACCTCCGATATGACAACAATTAATGATGCTTATTCAGGAGGATTAGTAAGTAAAGAAATAGCAACAAAAGAATTAATTCAATCATCTAGAATCACAGGACGCTTTACGAATTTAACTGAAGATGATATTAATAAGGCCAAGAAAGATGATGAGAATGAGCCTCCTTCTGGGATTCCTTCTGAGGGGATGCCGTCTCCTTCTGTCCCAGAGTCTGAAGTAGAACCCTCTTCTCAAAATAAAGAAGAAGAGGAAGATGTAGGAATTTCAGGAGGAGGTGTTAGTTTATCATCTCCAACACCGGAAGAAATGAAGGCTCAATCAACTATGTCTCCAATTGTTGGTAAAGCTCAATCAATCTCTGAAAAGGAAAAAGAAAGCCAGAGAGACGAAGTTCCTAATGCAATACCCGGAGTGAAATCAATTAGTGAAGTAGTAAGTCCTTTAAAGATAAACTTGAATTTTTCTGGGATGAAAGAAAAGATACAAAATGCAGCAAAAGAAGTAGCAAAAAAGTTTTTTACAAAGGAAACGTAAATGGATGAGAAGAAACCCAACAGAATAGTAAGCAAGAAACTTACTAAAAGAATTGAACAAGAGTATGCTAGAAACCTTGCTAATGTTGGTCGTGAAGTTGATAGTATTGTGAAAGACTTTACTAAGAAATTAGATACAAATAAAGACAAAGTTACATTGGAAGATATTGAGAATGTTCAAAATAGATTACATGATTATTCTGTTAGATTAAAAGATTGGGCACAGCAAACAGTAACAAAGCTTGTTTATAGTTTGAAGAATGAAGATATAAAGGAATGGGAACAGCATTCAGAACGAATGAGTGAGGAAATGAAGAGAGAATTAGCAAGAGCAAATATAAAAGAAGCAATGGATGCTTTTATACGAGATAATGTTAAGTTAATCACTTCTCTTCCATTAAGTGCTGCGGAAAGAATACAAGAAATTGTTAGAAATAATTTAACTACAGGGACAAGAGCGGAAACAGTTGCTAAGGAGTTGTCACAAACAGGAATAGTTACAAAATCCCGAGCCATGCTTATTGCCAGAACAGAAACTTCAAAGATGGTTACAAATATGGTGAAGGCAAGGGCAGAAGAGATCGGATTAAATTGGTTTGTATGGAAAGCTACGGGGGGATATTCTGGAGATGGAAGAACAAGAAGTGCTCATAGGAAGATGGATAATGTTTTATGTACATGGAATGATCCTCCAAATCCAGAAGCTTTGTTTCCTGATCGAAAGGCAAAACCGTATGGGGATTATTTGCCGGGAGCTACGTTCAATTGTCGTTGTTATGCAGCTCCGCTTATTAGGCTTGATGATGTGAGTTGGCCAGCAAGAGTACATGTTGGTGGAAAAATTGTCAGAATGAATAAAAGAGAATTTATGAAAATATCAGAACAAGAATTTTTGAAAGCAGCATAAGGGAGGATAAAATGTTACTTCACAAAATCAAAGACATTAAGAATGGAAGAATAATTTCAGGACAAAGAGAATTGGTGTTAGATAGTGAAAAGTTTTTGACTTATAAGGGAGTCGATATTTTTAAAGATGTGGATAGTCATATTGGACAGACCAGATATTATTATATTGGTAGTGCAGGAGATAAAATTCAATATCTTACCTTAGAAGAAATTGAAAAGAGAATAGATAATAATCTATCAAAAGACTCCAAAACAAAAGATGCAGGGACATCTTCTTTTGGTACAAAATCCATGACAATTGAAGAGTTAAAGAAAAAAGCTAAAGAAGGTCAATTTGAATATTGGAGTGACCCCAAACCAAGACAACACATAGAAATCAGATATCCAAATGGTAAAACAGAGCAGGTTTGGGTTGAAGATTCCAAAACAAAAGATGATTCTCGTTCCGAAGAAGCGTATGATGAAGGTCATGAAGCTGCATTGATGGGTAAGTCTTCTTCTGCGAATCCATATACAAATGTTTCAAGATCTGGTTACGCAGATTTGAAAGATTCTTGGAATGACGGATTTAATGATGGCCAGAAGGAAGTTGCAAAGAGATTTAGAGAAAGCAAAGACTCCAAAACAAAAGACGTGTGGATCGACGATTACAGAGACTATAAAATTTCTGTTAGAGAGTATGGGAAAGATGTTTTTGAATTTACAATACAGAAAAATGGTAGGGAGATTTATAAAGGAGTTCAAGAAACTTTGCTTGGAGCAAGAACAACAGCACGAAGATTAATTGACCAGAATAAAGTAAAAGACTCCAAAACAAAAGATGATGAATATAATAAATCAGAAGACACTCAAATAAGATTTATACAAGCAACAGCCAAGAATGTATATGGCAAGGACATTACTTATGAGAAAGCAAAAGAAATATATTATGATGCAAAAGCTCAAGGTAGAGATATTTATGAAGCTTTAAAGTTTTCTTTCAAAACAATGTTATAAGGAGCAATTATAATGTCATACGTTAATGAAATACCTTTTCCAAATAAGTTCTTGATGCCCGATGGTTCAATACAAACCTTTGCTGGTGCTATGTGGGCTCCAGCAGATGCAAAAAGAGCTGATTGGTATGTAAAACATCAATGGTTTCCAGCAAAATGGTTATTGCCTGACGGTTCAATTGTTTCAGGACTACCATTAGATATGACTCCGTTTGAAGCTATTTTTGTACCAAAGACAACAAAAATTAATGGTCATGCTTTGACAGGAGACATTACATTAATACCGGAAGACATTGGTCTTCATGATGTGTTCGAGTATAAAGGAGTTATTGATTGCTCAGCGAATCCAAATTATCCTGCTGCTGATGCTGGATGGGCATGGAAAGTTTCTGTTGCTGGTAGAATAGGTGGAGTCAATGGAAAGGTTGTAGAAGTTGGAGACACTATATTTTGTAATCATGACGGAACGCCTGTTGGAGATGAAACTGCCGTTGGAGCTTATTGGGATGTTGTTCAAGCGAATTGGGATATTGATTATCCAGTTGATGAAAATGATTTTCTTATTGGCGATAGTTCTCCCGTAAGATGGTCAAAGAAAACATTGGCCGAAACCGGAGCAATACTTGAAGGAGATATTGAGCATAATAATCTGCAATCTTTACAAGGTGGTGATACTATAAATAGTTATATGTATCATTTGAATGCTGCTGATTATGGATATCTGACTGATGCTATGGCTCAGTTGGAAAATTTGCAGAGAGATGGTTCTCCGACGTTTGCAACCATAAGATTATATACAGGTGGAGCTGCAGGAAGTATTCTTATTTCTGATACTCAAGGTAATGCTTCATGGAGTGCGAATATTGCAACGACAGGTGCTTTAGGAAGGGTGATTGTTGGGGATGGATTGACTATAACAGCTGGTGGAGTTCTTACTGTTGATGAACCTCAGACTGATCATAATTATTTAAACATGTTACAAGGTGGTTCAGATTCGCCGTTGGAATATTATCATTTGACTTCTGCAGAACATACAGTAGTTCAGAACACTAGCGGTAGTAATACAGGAGATCAAGATTCTAGTGACTTTGACCATAACAGTTTACAGAATACTCATAACTTAACTTCCGATATTTCTCATAATAATATATCAGATTTACAGGGAGGGTCAATTTCTCCTGAAGAATACTATCATGTAACAAGTGCAGAGAAAACAGTTATTGAAAATACATCAGGTAGTAATACAGGAGACCAATCTTCTTCTGATTTTACTCACAATGATTTAAGTTCTTTGCAAGGAGGTCAGGCTGGACAAAGATATCACTTAACTGCTGCAGAACTTTCAGCTGTTCAAAGCATGGCATCGGCTATAAGATCTGTTACAGTTATTTTAGTTGCTCATGACACTAATTGTTCAATAGGAACAAGTTTGGGAGGAGACTTTGAATGTCCAATAACTGGTAATATAGTTGCTTGTGGTGCTTACAATACAATAGCAGGAAGTGATTCAAACAGTCCTGAAGAACCCATGACTGTTGATATATTAGTCAATGGAACAACCATTTTTCAAGATTCACCTGATGTTAGGATAGAAATAAATAGTGGAGAAAAGACTTCAAGGAATAATTCGCCTCAAACAGAGATTTCAAATCCTGCCGTTGTTAAAGGAGATATAATTACATTTAATGTTGATTATGTTCATACCACCCCAGCAAAGGGATTGAATATTTGGTTTGAGATTCAGGAGTAATAAATGGCTAATGTAATAACAACACAGGCTCCAACTAATATAGGAAAGTTTGGTTTTACTTTCAACGGAACTCTTGTTTCAAAAGACAATGCTCTTAGTGAATATGGCTTTTGTTGGATGAAAGGCACAGGAACACCTGTTTATGACGCTAATACTCAAAAAGTGTTAAGCGATTTAGCTGTTGGAGCTTATATAAAGAACACAACAGAAACTACTCCGATGTATGGCTGTATGCCGGGAATAACTTATTCTGTCAGAGCTTTTGGAAAAGACTCTGTAACAGAAGAAATTTTCTATGGAGACACTGTTACATTTGCTACTCTTTCTAGTACCTTTTCAGGAACTATAACAGTTGAAGGTGCACCTTATACAGGTGGTTATTTTACACTGGGTACTGGGAAAGACCTTACAACATGGACACAGTCATATTATGCTATTGTTTACGGAGGTTCGTTTGAAACAGAGTGTGTTGTTCTTGTCTATGAATCAATAATTGATGAAGACTTATCATGGATTGGTGATCATGTAGACGTTTCATCTTCTGTTCGACTGTTAGGTATGAGAGACCATTTATTAATGAATAAATTTCGACTTACTGGAGGGAAGGTTGAAAACTTAACACTTACTCATCTTACAGAGTTATACCATCCAACCATAACTTCTGGAAAGTTAAATTGTTGTACGGTCTGGAGTAAAGGATATGATTTTAATGCCAATGATTCAACTGCTTCATTAACCAACGTAACATCAGTAGGCGCACAGCAATGTGATGGAACAGGGAGTATTGCTGGAGTTGGATTAAATAAAGTAACCATTCAATCAACTTGGAATCAGGGGTCTCTTACTGATACACCAAGTCCTAATGATGTTCAGATAGGTGATTCAGTTAGTTATGATGGTTTTGGTTTAGCTGGATTTTGGCTCGTATCGATGACAGAAGAGTTAGGCCTACCTTATGGCATAGATCCTGTGGAGGGGAGTTCATGGAACGCAACGACTAAAGTTGTTACAATTAATTCCATCCCCTTTGACTGCTCTGTAAGTGGTGAGTATACTATTGATTTGGGTGGTGGTATGCAAATTGTATATGGATGTGATACTACACTTCTTCCTACAAGTGATATAGTTAGTTTCACTTATTATGTTTTAAAGGCTCCAGCAGGCCCCACTGGATATGGCAGGGAGAATGGAACGGCAGGAGCGTTAATTAGTGCGACAGAAACACCAGTTCCGCCTGTTTCATCATTTAAACCACAAATGATAGTTGTGATGTAAGGATTGAAAATATGAAAAGATTTTATGTTGCAGAAAAGATAAGCGAACATATTGGAGAGACTCCAGAAGGGTTTTTAATTTGTTATGATGTTCCCATTGCAAAGATTGGGGAACAAACATATAAAGGAGACGAAGTTCCTATAGAACCTAATCGTGATGGATTGGTTCTTATCAAAAGAACAGAGGATGAGGTTTTCAAACCAGAAGCAATCTCATCTTTTGAAGGGAAACCATTCACAATTGACCACCCAGATGAAATAGTCACCCCTGAAAATTGGGGAGATTTAGCTCATGGTTTTTTAACCAATGTAAGAAGGGGAGCACGAGAAAAATTAGATCTTCTTATTGGAGATATTGTTGTGACAACTAAGAAGGCTATTGAATTGGTTAAAAATGGTATGAGAGAAATTTCTTGTGGGTATGATGCTGATTATGAACAGTTGGAAACTGGAATAGGTATCCAAAAAAATATAATTGGTAATCATATTGCTTTAGTAATGAGAGGGAGGGCAGGGCATAGGTGTGCAATAGGAGATAAGGCGTGTACCAATTGTGGTAAATGTACTTGTAATAATACAAATGATAAGGAGGAAAAAGATGCTATGAAATTTAAAGACAAGTTGAAAAAAGCCTATCGAAGACTCATCAAGGATGATGATTTTGTAGAGTTGTCCGAAGAAGAGAAAGCTGATAAGCTAGTGGAGGTAGCTTCTGATCAGATCGAAGAAGAAGCTGGAAATTCTTCTTCTGAAGAAGCCATAATACCTAAGGAAGGAGAAGAAATTGCTAAGGAGCCTGTTAATCAGGGAGTTTCAGAGTCAGAAGTAACTATTGGAATGTTAAATAACAATATCAATAGACTGATAGGTATTATTGAAGCTTTTGTAAAGTCTGCTTCTGGAGTTGCAGGAGATGCTGATACAGTTAACACAGAAGAAGTTCTTGAAAAAGAGAACAAAGCTTTTGAAAATGATGCTGAAGGAACAGGAGCTTTGAGTCCTTTGGGAGGTTCTTTAATCAGAAAGTCTTTTGTGGTTAATTCTGAAAATGAAGAGATTGAAAAGAAAAAAGAAGACGAAACAGAAGATGAAGATCCTGATGAGAAGGAAGAGCGGGAAAAAGAAGAAGCAATGACAGCAGATTCAATGTTTCATGATGTGGCTTATAGAGCGGACTTGCTTTGTCCTGGCATCAGAATTTCTAAGCCTACAAAAGATCACTTGAATTCTTTAGACAAGATTAAGAGAAAAGCTTTGAAGGCTGCATTTACTTCTGATGCTGATGTCGTTGGTTCGATCATCAAGAAAACGGATATTGATAAGCTTGACAGAACTTCATTGGGTATTGCCTTTGTTGCTGTAACAAATTCAGTCAAAGATAGAAATAACAGATTCGTAAAAGATTCTGTCATTTCAAATACTGCTGAAAGTGTTTCTTCTATCAGAGACATCAATCAGAAAAACAAAGAGTTTTGGAAAAGAAAGTAAAAATAAACAAATTTATAGGAGGATAAAATTATGAGTAATGCGTTTTTGTATAGAATGCCGGCTGGAATTGCTGGTGCGGTGACACGGTTGGAAGTTGCGAAAATTGAACCCAATGTTATGGATCCTGATACTCCGGTTACCGTTTATGGTGTTCCGGTTGTTAAAGTTGCTGGTAAGATTCAGCCTTACGCTGGTTCCGGTACAATCCTTGGATTTCTGGTCCGTCCTTATCCGACTCAGATGGAAAATATTACCAATCAGAGTTTGGGTGGTGGAACTCCTTCAGTTAATCAGACCTGTGATATTCTCCGTTCTGGTTATATGACTGTTCTGAATACGTTGGGAACTCCAGCTATCGATGGAGCGGTTTATGTCAATAACACAACTGGATTGATTCAGGCTGATGCTACAGGAGCTACTGCTGTGACGGGAGCTAAATTTGAAGGTGCAGCTGACGATAATGGTAATGTTGAAATTTCTTTTAATATTTAATTAACAAAATAAATTAAACGGAGGTTATAAAATATGTTGACATACGACAAATATACAATTGATAGTACGGGTGCTTTCCTGATTGGAGAGCTTGAAAGATTAGACCAGAATCTGCATGAACCCCTTTACAATGTCACGTGGGGTCGTGATATTGATTTAAGAGAAGATGTTAGCATCGCTGATGAAGTTTCCAGTTTCACCAACAGCTCTTTTGCGACTGCTGGTGCCCCTGAGACCAATGGTAAAAACTGGATTGGTAAAAATTCCAATGCTATTCCTGGTCCTGCTCTTGATATTGGGAAGACCAGTTCACCTTTGTATCTGTGGGGCATTGAAATTTCTTACACCATTCCGGAGTTGATTTCTGCTCAGCAGTTAGGTCGTCCGGTTGATGCTCAGAAATATCAGGCCATGCAGATTAAATACCAGATGGATGTTGATGAAATGGTATATATTGGGGATGATATTCTTTCCAGATATGGAATGCTGAATAATCCCAATGTTACCTCTGCCTCAGTTGCGACTGGTGCTGCTGGTAGTACTCTGTGGACAGAAAAAACGCCTGATGAAATTCTGGAAGATGTTAACAGTCTTATCCAGGCATGTTGGGCGGCAGCAGCATACGCAGTGTGTCCCTCCAAACTTCTTCTTCCTCCGGCACAGTTTGCCTATATTACTTCTCAAAAAGTTTCTGATGCAGGCAACATAAGCATTCTGTCCTTCTTGGAAGATAATTGTATTGCTCTGAAGATCAATGGTAAGAAACTTGATATTCAGCCTTGCAAATGGTTGGTAGGAAGAGGAACTCCGGCTGGTTCTCCTGCAGTAGCAACTGATCGTATGATTGTTTATACTCAGGACAAGAATCGTGTTCGTTATCCGTTGGTTCCATTGCAGAGAACTCCGTTGGAGTATCGTTCGATTTACCATTTGACGACTTATTTCGGTCGTCTTGGTGTAGTTGAAATCGTGTATCCGGAAACGATGTATTATGCCGATGGCATTTAATCTTTAACATTATAAAAAAGGAGAGGTAACATTATGAAGAAGATTGAATTAAAGAGGACGATACAACTTCCGGGAACAAAAACAATTTTGAAACCAGGAGAGCATTTGGTGGAAGACAAATTCTTTTCTGATTGGTTTATAAAAGGTCTGATCATAGCTGGTGATATTGTTATTAAAGATATTGCCAGCTCTGTTCGGACTTTAAAACCGTCAGGAAATGTACTTCCTAAGAAAGTAACAGAGCCTAAGCCAGTTCCAAAGCCTGTTCAGAAAGAGGCAGACGCAAAAGAAGCTGTTCCGACTAAAATTTCAAAAGAAGAAGTTATTTCAGAGGAAGAAAAGTTTGAAATAGAAATTCCTGAGAATGCTCCTTCTTCTGAAAATAACAGTCCGGAGGAACAGGAAGAAATACCTCCTCCAGAAGGATGGCCTGTGGAAGTGGAAAAAGCTCCTGTTATAAAAAAAATAAGACGAAGAAAGTAGAAATGATGGTATAATTATGAACAGACGATATACGGGATTAGCAATAAAAACCTATATAGATGATTTGCCAATAGCTAAGACCATAACCAAGTTAGCTATGACAGGACAGATACCTTCAGGTTCTACTTATTCAACGACAAGTGGTGGTCCGAATTACACAAAGTCTGGAGCAGATGGATATATACTTTCTGATGCTGCAGAATTTAACACCAGTCCTGAATCAAGTATTTATCTAAATGGTGTTTATCTTGTTAAAGGAACTGAGGTCGTTTGGCTTTCGTCTGTTAGTTTTGAGCTAAATTTAACTGTTGATAATGGAGACGAAATTATAATTTTAGGAGGATTAATATGATTAATGCTAGGCAGGTTAATATTTTAAGACCTAATTCTGCTGGAACATGGACGACTCTTGATCAGTATATGAATAGAAAAAGAGTTTTGGCTTTCCCTTGGAAAGAAGTCCAGTCTGTATCTGTGAGTGCTGAACAATTTGCAAGAATTGACTCTACTACTCACTTACCAGGAGTCAGATTAGCCGTTCTTACTGCGACTCCTCCTGTAACATTAACAACGAATCAAGGTGTTTGTGCAGCTTTATTGGCTGGTCCTTTAGGAGCTTCTACAGCGAATTATTCAGATTCTGTTGGGAACATTCTCAATTTAGTTCCTATAAGAGATTCTTTTACTCACAATGAAATTACTTGTAATGTGGGTGGTGAAGAATTTACAGTTTATGGATTAATTCAATGTGCAAGTGGATCTTCTGAAGGTGCTGCAATTGGAGCAAGTGGTGCAGAAAATACTCAGATTTCCTTTGTTTATGTTGCGGGAGATGGAACTCTTACATTGACTGCAATATCAGAGACAATTGACTTTTGTGTGAATAAAGTTTATATTGAAAGTCAGCAACCTGATGTGTTGATGGAAGGTGGAAGAAGTGAAGAAATGGTAGTGGAGCCAAAGAATGTAACTTCTTTGGTAAGTTCTTATGTCGTTACTGTTGCTTATGCTAGTGGGGAAGTTGTAACAATAACAACTGGAAATGGGTCTGGAAGTGGAAGAGCAACGCCAACTGTTATTCCTTCTGGTAGCACGATAGTTCTGCCTGTAACAGAAGACTTGTGGAATAATAATAATCTTTATAAAATAAGATTAAATGGTGTTGAATTACAAAGAAATGTTGAAGCTGAATGGGAATCTTCTGGATCATTTAGTATAAATTACGTTATGGATGTTGGAGATGTTTTTGAAGTTGAATGTCCAGCCCTATAAAAAGAGGTAAAAATGTTAAATCAAAACCAGATAAAAAATTTGTATTTTGATACAGTAAGTGATGCTGAATCTCATGGGAGACCAAGAGAAAAATGTTATGTGGAAGAAACTGGTCATCACTATGCTTATGTACCAAATAGTGGTCAGACAATAGATCACATCAAGACTTTATCTACCACTAATGGTGGAGACACCAGATGGATAGCTGTAAATGATTACCTGTCTGCTGGTGTCTACACCTCTCCCTCTGTTATTGATAATCATGATGGAACAATAACTATAGGAGATGGTGGTGTTTATCATTTACATGATCATATAGATGGAAGTGGGTTCGTGCGATCTTATACTGTTGATGGAGGGACTTTTGATGCTAGTGACGGTCTTCCTCATTATATAGTTGTAAATTATAATAGTGGAAGTCCGGTAATACAATGCGTAGATGATTATTCTACAATAAATGGAATAACTGTTATTCCAATTCTTATTATCTGCTATAATACAGAAAGTTCTCCCAACGCTTATGATATTATTGATTGGGGAGAGCAAGCCAAAGCAGTGGCTACAAATACCAAGTTAAGATTTTTATTTGTTCAAAATATTAATGGTGTTGAAGATGGTGTTTTTCAGTTGTCTGTTTTTGATACAAGAAAAATAAAAATAACTGGTGGTAACAGGTGGTATGGATTAACACGGATTAATTATGATTTATTTGAAACTGGTGAAGAGGATTCTGTTCTTCGTGAATGGGTTAAAGATGGAAGTGGTAATTGGACTCCTACGGTAGTTACAGAGTATGATAATCAGAATTATCAAGGAGCAACTGGTAAGACTCCTTTAGTAAATAATTATGGAGTGATTTGGATTTATAGAAAATTATCAACTACGGATCCATTAGGAAATGTAGCAGGTTATATTTTTGGAACAGATGATTATAATAAACTTTCAGAAGCTCAGGCGACGACTCCTCCAACTTATTCCCAAATTCCACCCATATTTATTTCTTTTGGAATTATGGTTGGAAGAATTATTGTTGACAAAAGAACTAATACTCCAGTTCAGATTGATTCAGCTTTTACATATTCTTTTGGAGCTCCTACTCCTGATCATAATGACACTACACATAAACAGGGTGGTGATGAAGGATTAGATGAGTTTTATCACTTGTCTTTAGAACAATATACCAATTTAGGAACAGGAGAGCATAATAGTTTAGAAGGATTGCAAGGAGGCTCTGATTCTCCTGCTGAATATCATCATTTAACTTCTGAAGAACATGACTTTTTAATAACAATTCCAGAACCAACTGCTGAAAGTGATTTTCTTATTGGAGAATCTGTTACTAGTTATGCAAGTGAAATAGGTTTTGACGGAGAAATTGGTGGAACTATAACCGACACCAACGAACAAATAGTTACCAAACATCAAGTTGGGAGCAATACTATTGATATGGATGGAAGCGGGAATGGAGTATT